GTCATCTGAGATTGACCATGTGTATCTTACACCGGCAAAGTCAGTACAAGATCTGTTGTACATTTTTTTGATATTTTTATAAGTTGTAGTACCGTTAATTACAGCAGAAATAGACATTTCATTTGCCGCTAATTGCTCAGATGCTTTATCAACTAGTGAACAAACACCTTCGTTACCTGAATCATCTTTTTTATCATCTACATTAAATTTGCTAGATGATCTTTGTGATTTAATCATTCCTTGGACTGAAACTGCGTTTGAACCTACTTTACAGTTAACATTAATGTTACCTGAATCTGTATCAACTTCACCAAAGTGTTTTTTATTTACTGGACGTCCCATTTTTTTCTCCTAAGTTACGTTCTAAGTAATACGCGGTGGGTCAATTCCGCATAAGTCCACACCAATTGTGGCACGATTTGTGACAATAGTATTTATCTAATTTTAGTCAAAAAGAAAGGCGCCTTAAGCGCCTTTCTAGATGTTTCTAAAGCTCTATGCTATTAAGCAAACGAGATGTTTGACATAGCAATTTCGCCCAAGTAGTCACCAGCATTACCAAGTGAAGATGCTGTGTTAGTTAACTCAACATATCCATATCTTGTCATAAAGCCAACAACCGGCTCTAGTGTATCAGGGTCTAAAACAACACCTGAACTCATTAGAGGAACGTATGGGCAATAGAACGCAGCCGCGTCCGCTTCGCTTGAACCTTTGTATCCAATTAGTACTGCTGAGTTATCAGCCGCATAAGTGTCAACATAAATTTTCATAGCGCCATTCAAAGTACCTACAAACTTGTTGTTTGTTGGTGCTTCAAAAGTACCTTCAGTTGTTCTTGCGAACGCTGAAGTAGAAGCAGATTGAAGTACTGTTAGTGCTTGTGGAGAAACCACAGCCCAGTTACCAGCACCACGTCTTGTTCTTTGTGCGATCTTGTTAGCAACTCTGTTTATTAAAACAGCCAGAGCCGCGTGTTCGTCACCAACGTATGTAGCAGTACCACTTACAGCAGACTGATTAAAAGTTTCTTCAGTTGCGGCTAGTGATCTCAAAGAAGTAAGAACTTCTTGGTCGATCTCAGCGGTAATTTCTTGTGCTAAAGCGGCCATAATTTCCGCTTCAACGTCGATTCCGTGCATTGATTGAGCATCTTGAGCTGATTCAAATGTCCAACGAGCTGATAGTTTACGAGTTTTCGCTTCTACCGGCTGTTTCAAGATTTGAATGTTCAATTTGTTTCCAGGTGAACCTTCTAAAGAGGCTGTTGAAGCACCTGCTCCAACGGCTCCGTCGTTACCTGAATATTGCTCAGCAATTTTGAACGGTGATAATGCTTCATCACCAGCGGTTACTGCAGTAGCACCACTAGAAGCATCAGCATATCTCACACGAAGTGTGTGAATTTGACCAACTGGACCTTGCATTGGTTGAACACCAACGATTTCGTTCGCGATCACAGTAGGCATAACACGTCTGATTACTGGTAGTATCACACGGTTTAAAGTAGCAACGTTACCGGCAGATGTTGCGCCAGCAGTTGCCGCCTCTTTTAAGTAGTTACGGGTGTTTTCTAAAACAACGCCCATAGTAGTCTTAGATTTTCCTTCTAAGCCTTCCATAAGTGCCGATTTAGTATCATCCCAACGGCTTTCAATTAATGTATCTGACATTTTTATGTCTCCCTTTTAATTACATTCCAGCCAACTTCTGAAGAAGTACAATGTTACCTTCGTCAGCGGATTGGCTAGTATTAGTTTTATTTCCAGTAACCTCTTTACGAGTTTCCGCTAAAATTTCTTTCTTTGGAGCCTCGTTCTTTAGTACTGCTGGCAAATATTTGTCATACGCTGATTGTAGTTTATCAGTTGTACAACTTTCGAGTAAACTTTGCATTACATCGGCCTGCTTGTTCGCTAATGGCTTCATTAATTCATTGAGTTTTTCTTTTCTTTCGATACCCTCGTTTATACGTCCAATTTTTGCCTTTTGGACTTCAACTTCAGTCGCAGATGCTTCTGATTTCTCAGATACTTCTTTTAACTGCTTGTCTTTTTCTACAATTACTGCTTCTAATTCTTTCATTTCTTGATTTTCATTCAAGTAACTAGTAGAATATTCTGCGGCAAATGTTTCAAACAATTTACGTCCAAAGTTATTTGTACGAGCTTGTTTAATATCTTCTTTTAGTTGAGTTAGTTCTTCTCTCAAAGTTCCTGTTACAGCCTCTTTAACAAGTTTGCTTGATTTCTCTATGAATTTCTTTTTAAGAGCATCTAGTTGATCTTTTGCTTCAGCAACTAATCTCACTTTAGTTTCCACAACGTCTTTCTTGTCTTTGTGGAATTCAGTGATTTCAGATGCTAAGTTTTCAATTACAAACTTCTCAAGTTTTTCCATTGTAGCAGACTGTGACTTACGATCGCTTCTTAGTTCATTAATTTCTTCTGCTAATTTCTTAACTAGGAAAGTATTAAACTTTTCAGCGGATTCAGTCATTGTTGTGTTAAATTTAACACGGTCTTCTGCTAATGCTTTCTTTTCCGCAACTACTTGCGAAATTTCAGCACTTAGGTTTTCTGTAACCATTTTATCGAGAGCCTCAACCATTGTTTGTTTATCATGCTCGTAACGACTAGCAAACTCCTCACGGAGGTCTTGAGTAACTTCTTCACGGATTTCTAATAACTTGGCATCCCAAGCCTCAGTAATCTGCTTACGAGTTTCCTCATTAACTAAATCGCTATCTAGCAATGGTTTGATGACTTCTAACATATTGGTCAACTCCTAACTTTTAAGTCTTGGATGAGTTTAAGTACTTCATCCTTTAAGTACCTCTGTACCGCTGTGTCATGCTGTGCTTCTTTGGCAATTTCTAAAACTTTATGACCATGTGTCATGTTCAAAAGTCCTTCGTATATTGCCGTAGGGTAGGCATTAGGTGCAGAAGGTTGAGCTACGACATCTATCGTAACTATCTCGAATTCGCTCACCTGTCCGGTGGCTTCATTGACGTTGCCGCTTCCGCGACTGCTTACTCCCAATTTTACACCGTTGTCACACATAGTTTTCACTAGTTGTCCCATTGGTGTTGGGAGAATCTTTAATTTACCAAATCCATTTGGACCGTCCATCCACATACTTTCTACAATGTGGCAAACCCTATCTAAGTTAACTTGTAACCCTTCTGGGTGGTCTACTTCTCCAAGGACACTATTGCCCGTTGTGATTTGGTCATTTAATGTTTTTACTGCCGAAGCAATTTCGTTCACAGGATATACACGTTGGTTAGCATTCTTCACCCCACCTTGTATACAAATACCTTTCATGTAAAGATCTTTACCTTCGTTAGCAGATTCTAATATTATACCTGCTTGATCGAACGTTAAGTTTTCTTGTAAGAATGGTTTCATTTTCCTATGTCCTTATTATACTTTTGGTTTTGGTGCTGGAGATAGTGATTGTTTGCCACCAGGTTTGTTCTTGTTACCTGCATCGCTAACACTAGGTTTTGCCGCTTTGGCACCTTTTTCTTCACTTGATCCTTTTGCGATATTACCGGCAGAACCGCCCATATCGTTTTTACCAGCTACTGGTCCAGCTTTACCTTCACCGCCTTCAGAAGTTACAGGAGCAGGTGCTTTTTGTGTATATTCAACAACCTTCTCTGTAGTATCTTCGTCAACAGCTTCAGCGTCAGCTTTTTCTTCAACCTTTGCTTCGTCACCTTCGAAAGCTACTGCTTCTTCAGGTTCCATGTCCATTTCTGGTTCCATTTCTGGTTCCATTCCTGGCTCTTCCGCTGGCATTTCTTCATCGTCAGCTGGAGCATCGCCAGTCATATTTTCAAATTCAGATTTTAAATCATCGATAGCTGTTTGAAGGTCTAAAATTTCATCTTCCATACGCTCAGCGTCTTCTGGATCCATTTTAGCTTCGCCTTCTTCACCATCTAAACCCATGTCATCTGCCATGTCACCAGCGTCTGCTTCAGGATCTTCTCCATCTTCATCTTCTGCTTTCATGCCAACTTCATCGGCTTTAATATCCGCAACTAAATCAGCAGTTTCGTCACCTGAGAATGTTTCTTCAACAGCCTCGTCTGATGCTTCTTCTACTTTATCTTCAGTTGATTCTTCTGTTTTTTCGGCTTCGCCGACTTCTTCATCTTTTGCTTCTTCGACTTCGTCTTCTTTTGAAGCTTCATCGATATCTGCTAAATCTTCTTCGTCAATTAAGTTTTCGTAAATTTTACGAGACTCATCAACTGCGATTTCATGAAATAAGTCTTTAGCCTTATCTTCTTCCTCATTGACTACTAGTTCAATAAGTGATTTCCATTTGTCGTTCATGTTGTGACTCCTTTAATACACGAGATATGGCGCATTTTCGTAATAGTATTTACAAATATGCTATGTTAATTAGTTAAAACGTCAGATTATCAGCGGTTTTGGCCGATTTATCTGATATTTTAATAAAATATTAAATTGTTATTATAGTTCTGATTCGCCTGAGTTTTCTTGCCCGTATTGTGCCTTAATTTTTTCAATCATTTTTGATTTTTCAAATTTTTTGG